AAGATATAAAAAATGAATTATATATATTGGATACACAGCAGTTGACATCATACACAGGAAATAACGAAATTAAAACATATTTTACTAAGGAAAATATAAATGTATTACATTTGATTTATTTGTTTCCTAAAAAAACTAGAAAATATAGTGCAAGAAAATTGAAAATACGTAAATCATCTACTCATAGTGATAGAAAAACGCGTAAAAGAAGAAGACTAGCTACTCATTCACAACCAAAATCATTGTCTTTCAATAATAAAAAACGAAAACGTAGCACTACAAAATTGAAAATACGTAAATCATCTAGTCATAGTGATAGAAAAACGCGTAAAAGAAGAAGACTAGCTACTCATTCACAACCAAAATCATCATCTTCCAATAATACTACAAAATGAAAAAAATATATATATATAATATACTTATGGAAAATTATGAAAAACCAATGGTAATTAAGCCATTAGAAGAAGAATATTACAAACCAGTCATGTTCTATAATACAACATTACGAAATGTTGGGTTATTTTCTTCCATATCATTAACAGTAATGGCTGTTGCAGCAAGTACGGAAAGTAAACATATTCAAGTTATGTTACGACTATTAGCGTTATTAATACTTACAATATCTGGAACTATTGTTTATGGACTTCATAAAACATTTAATGATATGAAGACTAATAAAGACGTAGAGAATTATATGAAGCATTGGAATTATATTACATATATAGCAGCAGTAATTATTTTACTTATGATTATATATGATATATATAAACTTTATAAAGAACAGAAATATCTAGTTAGTTCATTAGTTAATTTTTTCAAATAACTTAATAATATTCAAAGTCATAATCAAAATTGTAAAAATGAACCCACTATATTATGACAAGAATGTGAAATTTCTATGTATGATTTATTTAGATCAATACCATTTGGGTTATTCCAAATAACTAATCCATGTTGTGTGTATTTCAAAACATTATTATAATATTCATGACGTATTGGTGTAATTAACTCTGATAAAGCATAAGACGATAATAAATAACTATTATCAGAAAAATGATAATGAATATATTCTTCATATGGCAAAAATACACATTTTTCTTGAAGATTATGTGCAGTAATATATTTTTCTTGAAAACCAACAACTTCTTTGAGATCAATCAATATATATTTGTTAATATGAATATTAAAAATTTTAAATAATTCCATTAATATGATACATTGTCCTCCGTAACCTCCTCCAATTTCAATAAAATCAAATGAGTTAAGTTGATTATGTAATATGCATTTTATATTAAGTAACCCGTAATATATATATTTTATAGAATTGGGCGAACATTCAAATAAGTCGTCATGAATCTTATATTTAATTGGGTTTCCAATAGTATCATTCATTTGAATGAGTCGTAATATAGTTTTAGTGTCTATCATTTGTAGATTACAAATTTCTTTATACATATCTTTACCATGTTGAATTTGTAAATCTCCTATGTGTTCTGTAATTTCATTAAACGCGTCGTTTTGTTTAAAATTAAATACGTTGGCATCTTGCAAATATCCAACAAATGATGTATAAGTTATATCTCCGCCAAAACATGTATTATATTTATCATTTTCACCCATAATGATAAATATTACTTTTATATATTTATATATTTTTCTTATCAAATGAATAATTTTATTTTTCTAGTATGCTAGTAATAACATTAGTAAAACTTTCTGTAGCTTTTTTAAGATTATGATGAGTATGTATATTGTGATATAGTTTTTCATGTTTATCAGCCAACACATGCTTATTGGATAATGCATTATCAATAATTTGTTCAATGTGTTCGTCACTCATAAATTTATTAACTTCAATAATATTATCTTTAAAAAGATCATAATAGTCACTTGGTATATCACCTAATATGGTTGATTTAGATGCGCTAATTTCTAGATATTTATGAAGTAAAACATTAGCAATAGATGAACATGTAATAGTTAAGTGGCTTTGATTAATTAATTTAGATAACTCTGCATTTGCAACAGGCGAATCATAACAGGCTTCATCTACAATATGAATATTATATTTGTGTTGGTTTCTTAATATGATAGAATGTAATTTACATCGTAATGGATAAAAACTGAGTTTGGTATCATTATCTACAAGAACATTATTATGCTGTTCGTATTGTTTGATATAGTTTTGAATATCATCAATTTGTTCTCTCTTGTATTCATAATAATACACTCTTGATCCATATAAAAGTATGTCATATTTCTTTTCTAATCCATAATCTTTAAATGTTTCAGTGTTAACAAACCTAGAATTAATATTTGTAATATGTTTATTTGGAAAAACTCGTGAATACGAATCATGGACACTTTTATTATTATACCAAAAAATGAGGCCGTCAACACGTTGTGTATATTCGCAATTACATGTATTTCTATTTATATAATAACTATCATCTAAAAATAAATATACGGGTATATTCATGTCAAATACAAATGCAAATTCTTTTGTTTTTGGTTGAAAATTATTAATTTCAAAAAAAACAACAAGTTTGGGTGAAATATTAATAATTTGTTGGTGTGTTTGATAAGGATCTTCGTCAGTCCAAAATATTTTTATTTTATATTTTTCATTATAATCTCTAATATGAGTAATTAAATCGTAACATACTTTCGCGTTCATATTTTTATAGTATGTAGAATCTGCAATAAAAACAATATTCTGCATGATAAATATATACTAATATACGTAATAAAATCATGTATTTGAACTAATTTCTTGAAATACCTCGTTAAAATTGTTTACAGCACAATCAAGATTATGTTCATTGTGAATACGCTGATATAATTTTTCACTCATATTTTTTAATTCATTTTTATTTTGTAATGCATTATCAATAATATTTAGTATTTCATCTTCACTCATAAAATAATCAACCTCAATAATATTATCTTTAAATAATTCACGATAATCCTCTGGTATATCTCCAAGGATGACAGAGTTTGATGCGGCTATTTCTAAATATTTGTGCATTAAAACATTTGCAATAGTAGAGCAAGCAATAGTAATATGTGACTGATTAATTAATTTTGATAAATCTTCATTAACAATAGGTGAATTATAAATACTACTTTCTGGTAAAATATGTATATTGTATTTATCTTGGTACTTTATTATTATTTGTTCTAGTTTATGTCTTAATGGATAAAAATATAAATCAGTATCGTGTGTAATATTTACATTGTGCATTGTTTCGTATTTTTCTATAAAATGTTGTATAGGTTCTAATGGTTCCTTTTTAAATTTATATTGATAATTTCGTGACCCATATAATAATATGTCATATGTTTTGGGTAAATTATAATTTTTAAATTTATTGGTATTAATAAATCTAGAATTAAATGATGTAATACATTTCGTTGGAAAAAAATGTTTATAACAATTTTCAATATATTTATTTTTACCAAAATGTATTAATGCATTTGGAAGTTTATAATCATTAAGACCAACGCTTGGAAAAAACATATCTAACATAGCGCATGCTATAGGTATCTTAGACTGAAAGACTTTCATAAATTTACTGCATTCAACCTTAATGCATCCAGTAATAAAAAATACAATAAGAATAGGAGACATGGAATTGATAGCATTATATATTTGTGATTCTTCTGTATCGGTCCAGAACAAGGAAATATTGTATTGATTATTATTATTTTTTACATAGGTGAGTAAATCATAATATGTTTTACCTGGCCAAATACGAAAATGATTATTATCTGCAATAAAAATAATATTTGGAAGATTGTTCATAATATATACATATAATATTATGTAAATCATGTCAAATATACGAAATTCGTTGTATTAATGAAAAATATTCAATATGATAGTATATGAAGATTAATTTAATAATAGCAACATATTCAGGGATGTATGGTAAATTTGAAAACAATCCTAATAAAAAAAACTATTTGAAATACAATCTGAATATATTAAATACTATAAAAAGTAATGTAACTCAAATTAGTATTATGAAACCAAAAGTGAATGATGATCATATAGAAATAAAAGATTATTACAATTTTGAAAATATCAATATAGATAAAATCAAAAAAAAAATAAAAATATTTGAATGCGATAATATTGGGATAAGTTATGGGCAATATTTTGCTGGTATAGCAAAAACATTAGATTTTGATTATCATTTTTGGTTAGAAGATGATTATATTATTTGTAAGGATTATTTTGAAAAAGACTTATTAAATGAGTTTGTAAAACATGACCAAGATAGTCACTTATGTCCATTTATTTATACGAATATAAAATGGGACATTGTTCCATATTCCAAACAAATAGATGAAACTGATTCAAATATAGAATTATTAAAGACAAAATTACAAAAATATGATGCTGAAGCCATAAGTTGTAATGTTCCAGATATGATGCAATTAGGTATATTATCTAAACATTCAGTAAAAAGAATACTAGACAAGTTTGAAAGTTTTGGAAATATTAAAAATTTCTTTGATATTCCCTTTACAAAAATATGGTTACACCAAATATTATTTGGGTATATTTTACACATTGCTGGTGTCAAGATATACGACACTGCAAATAAATACTTGAATATATTTTATGAGACTTCTATAAATGCAATTTATTTATGTAATTATCCAGAATATGTAAATACGTGGAAAGATAAATCATATAATAATGAGAAATTAGAATTACCTCTATGCTTACCAATAGATATGTTACATCCTAGTAGTAATTATGATAATGATTTACAACTCATGAAAAAATACATGTCCAAAGAACATGATTTTTTTGCAATGTATCAAAAAATAAATATGATGCAAAAGAGATGTATGGTAGCCATTTCTGAAAACATTGTAATTAGAGAAATAGAAGGCGGTGATTATAATGGTTATATGAATATAATGTATGAATTTGCAAATTATAAATATACAATATCTTATGATGAATTTATCTCATACATAGAAACTATGAATAATTTCAATAAGATACTAGTAGTGTATAGTAGGAAGCAAGAGAGAATAATTGGAGCAGGAACAATATTTAAATTATCAAAACTCCATAATAATCCAGTAGGACAAATAGAGGATTTTATAATTACAGAGAATTATAGACATTTAGGTATAGGTCATTTATTATCTGATAAGCTAGTAAACATTGGAAAGTTTGTTTTCAAATGTTATAAAATAGTATTGAATTGTCAAGAAAAGAATATTGGTTTTTATGAGGATTGTAATTTTTGTAAAGAAAGTGTTCAAATGAGAAAAAATATTTTTGAATAGTTTATGAAAAGATTCATCAGTTAGAAACATAAAATTAAAATTTATAGTATATATATATGATTTTTTCTAGAAAAGTAAAATATATATTTACCACTCCTTACCAAAGGGATACACGTTTAATAGCAGTTCCTCTATATTCAACAACTCATATAGATACATATAGTACTCCTGTAAATTATAAATATAGTAATGTAACATCACGTTATAAACAAGATGCACCCTTTACAAAATTAAATAAAAATGTGAATAAAAATATGAATAAAAATATGAATCATTACGTAAAGATAAAATATAATTATGTGTCATAATTCATAAAAGATTTTGCATTATCACTATAACCTGAACGTTGTTTTCCTAGTCTAGGTGTAAAAGTAAACCATTTATCTTTACATTGTAATTTTTTCCAAACTTGGTCATTGGCATAATTCCAATGTTCTCCTGTATTTTCTAGCAAAGGTAATGCATGTTCATATAAATCAATAATAGTGTCAAGATATTTTCCATTAATAAGATACGCAGATGCATTATTTGCTTCTTGTATTCTACTTAAAAATGGAAAAGGTTTTGGGGTAATTTCAACAAGGTTTTGACAACAAAACATACATACATCATAGTCAGGTACTGAATCAAAAAATGTATTTAGTGAATTGTCAAGTTCTTCTCTGGATACTAAAAATTTAAAATCATCTTCTAGTATTAAAATATTTTTATATCCACGTTCCCTTGCCATTTTCATGACAGATAAATGTGATTTACCACAACCAACAATTCCTGGTTCAAATGGAATACCTATAAAACGTTCAGCATCTAATCCAATTTTTTCTAAATCTTCTTCAATCAATTCACGACGATCATTTCGCTTTTCAAGATTAATATAAATAATTTTATCAATCTTATCTGTCATCTTATATAATCATAAAAAGAAAGATTATATAATATATTTACGCAAATGTATTACGCTCCAATCATATCCATATATTTAAATATACATTTACTAGTTAAACTTGAATAATCCTTAGATTTGCATTTAGCTAGTTTTTCAATACATTGTGTAATAGTCATTCCATTAACTATATCTTTTACATCTTTAAATGATTCTTTTGTATACAAAATAGATATATTTTCAGTAAATTCTGTAATTTCAGCATCTTTATTTTCCATATTAATAATTAGAAATACCTTATTTAACATTGTTTTAGTAAGATTAATAATTTGCTCAAATGAAATAATATCATTAATGCATAAATTAAGAAAGAACTGACTTAATGCTTTACGTTTTTCATTAGTTTTATTATTTTTACAAAATTCATCATAATCTACCTCTGGACTAACATATTTAATATCATCAAATAATGTCAAAAAATGTTTAAAATTTTCATCAAATACCTCTTCCATAATAGAATAATTATTAATCAATTCAGCATATAAGTCAGCATATAATTTTGAGAAAAATCTATTCGTTGACGCAATTTCAAATAAAATCCCCCCTACCCTAGTCATATTTTTAGTATCGCTTTCATGCGTTTCCATTAATTTATCCAATATCTCAAATATTTTTAATTTTAATTCATCAAAATTCTTATCAGATAATTTATTCAAATAAGATCTAATTAAATCAATATCTGCCTCAATCCCTGTTTTCTGTTCAATTTTAGTTGTTTTAAATAATTTTAATGATTCAAATTTATTTTGAGAAGAAGAATCTGATCCTTTACTTCCATCTTTTCTGCGTGGACTATTATTAGATTTATCTCGTTTTTGAAATGTTGGTGTTTTTATATAAGATGGTGATCCTACTTGACTCGCTAAATCATGAATATGTTGAATAACACTAGATGATAATTTAAAATCAAAGCCATTAAAGATAATATTATTATAATCTTGCAATGTGTATGTTCCCATTATATTAATATAAAATATTCATTTATATTTGTTTTAAAATAAATAAATAAATTATAAATTAGTAAAGATAACAAAGGTGCTTAAAAAAGTATCAAATATATATATAGTATATAATGAATATTATAAATGAAAGTGTGGATGAAATAGTAAATGAAAATAGTATATATGATAAAAATATTAAGACGTGGGATGAATTAAATTTAAATACCGATATATTACGAGGTATATATGCATATGGATTTGAAAATCCAAGTCCAATTCAATGTAAGGCAATATTGCCAATATTAGAAAATAAAAATGTAATAGCTCAAGCGCAATCAGGAACAGGTAAAACTGGTGCGTTTACAATTAGTGCATTATCAAAATTAAATTTATCAAATAATACGACACAGGTATTAATATTAACACCAACTAGAGAATTAACGATTCAGATTACAAAAGTAATTCATGGAATAAGTACAATGATGAATCATATAAATATAAAAACATTGGTAGGAGGTTCATCAGTAGATAGAGATATAATGGATTTAAAAAAGAATCCTCCTCATATAATAGTAGGATGTATGGGTCGTGTATATGATATGTTGTGTCGTAAAGCATTAAATTATAAGCATATAAAATTATTAATAGTTGATGAAGCTGATGAAATGCTTACATCAGGATTCAAACTTCAATTACAAAGCATATTTGAGTATTTAAACGAAGATATTCAAATAGCTTTATTTAGTGCAACAATGCCAAGTCATATGAAAAGTATAACTGATAAATTTGTAACAAATCCAGTAAATATAGTAGTAAAAAAAGAACAACTTACCTTGGAGGGTATTAATCAATATTATGTAGCACTGGCGAATGATACCGATAAGTATCTGACTTTAAAGGATTTATATGCAAGTATGTCAGTGTCTCAGTGTATAATATATTGTAATAGCGTACGACGTGTTTCGGATTTATATGCGTCAATGCAAGATGACGGGTTCCCTGTATGTTGCATTCATAGTAACATGGATAAAGTATCCCGAGAAAATTCTCTTTCAGAATTTACCAAGGGAAAATATCGTGTACTAATTTCTTCAAATGTTACAGCAAGAGGTATAGATATTCAACAAGTAAGCATCGTAATTAACTTTGATTTACCCAAATGTATTCATACTTATTTACATAGGATAGGTAGAGGGGGACGATGGGGACGCAAAGGTGTAGGAATTAATTTTATAACACGTCGTGATGTTGATAAAATGCGGGAGATTGAGCAATATTATTCAACTGAAATAAATGAATTACCAATGAATTTTATGGATAATATTGCATAAGTATTCGTAATGAAATATATTTTTTTTTCTATTTTTGGTATAATGTATACATCAAAAATAGAAGATTTTTTTAAACTTCCTATTCATTATATTTCTGATAAATCACAATTAAATGATAATATAATAACAGATTTAGAATTGTGTGAGACCATGGACCCATCTGGTATATCTATTTATGAAAATACTTTTTCACCTAAGACTAAACCTGGAAAGGAAATAATGAAACAAATAGCCAAACATTATACAACAAATACATCTTTTTTGAAAGATACGCAATTATTATTGAAAAAATATGATAGTAATCTAGTGAGTAGATCACATGAAATAGACGATATATTGGAATTATGGGATGAATTAAAAAATGATACAGGCTTTAAAGATAAATATCATTATATTGATTGGGCATATTGGGAACATTTAAATAATTCTGAATTATTTTTACAAGCTATGAGCATGTATAATCTAGCATCTCCTTTTATTTCCATTTGCATTCCGATTTTTATTTTGGTTGTTCCTTTTTTTATTATAAAAGCAAAAGGAATGGATATATCTATTAAAGAATATATTGAAGTATTAAAAGTATTAGCATCAAACCATGTAATAGGAAGACTATGCAATAATTTTAATCAAGTATCTTCCGAACAAAAAGTATATTTATTAATGTCAGTTGGGTTATATATATTTTCTATTTACCAAAATTATTTAACATGTATTAGGTTTTATGCCAACATGAAACAAATTCATATATCATTATGTAAGATACGAAATTATATAGAGGAGACCATAAAAAATATGAATAATTTTTTGTTATATACGTCTGAATTACCTAGTTATTGTTTATTTAACGAAGAAATAAGAATAAATATAGAATCTCTTACGGATTTTCAGGATAAACTAGATAATATTAGAGGAGATAATTTTACATATAAAAATATAAATCAAATCGGTTCGTTATTAAAATATTTTTATGAATTATACAACGATAATACATGTAATAAGTGTTTTATGTATTCATTTGGTTTCTATGGATATATGGATAATTTAACAGGTCTTGTTGAACATATTAAGGAAAAGAATATCAATTTAGCAACATTCAATAAGAAAAAGAAAAACATATTTAAGAATGCTTACTATCCTGCATTGATTAATAATAATCCAGTGAAAAATACAATAAAATTAGATAAAAATATAATTATTACGGGTCCTAACGCATCAGGAAAAACAACTATGCTAAAAACAAATATGATTAATATCATATTATCCCAACAATTTGGTTGTGGGTTTTATAGTAAGGCAAACATAAATCCGTATCACTACATTCATTGTTATTTAAACATACCTGATACTAGTGCTAGAGATAGTTTATTTCAGGCAGAAGCCAGACGATGTAAAGATATTATAGATGTCATAAATAATAATCCCGATTTTAGGCATTTTTGTGCTTTTGATGAATTATATTCAGGTACAAATCCTGATGAGGCTGTAATGAGTGCATTTGCATTTATGACTTATTTAATAAAACATTCTAATGTAGAATGTATATTAACCACACATTTTATAGAAGTTTGTAAAAAATTAGATAAGCATAAAAAAATAGAAAATTATCATATGAAAACGAAGAATACTGAAAATAATTTTATTTATACATATCTCATAAAAAAAGGTATATCAGAAGTTCACGGCGGTATTAAGGTCCTTTATGATATGCAATATCCTGATGAAATTATTAAAAATAGCCAATTTTCAAAATAAATAAATGATTATTCGTTTTATACAATATAAAAATATATCATTGATTTCTAATAATGTCTTTGTCGGATACATTTACTCCTTCTTTAATGATTTCTTTAGCTATTAGTTTTTTGTTAGTTGGTTTGTTAGGACTATATATTAGTCAAAAAATAAATGAACAAAATCATAAAATTGCTTCAATGTTTGATCTTGTAACAACTTTAGCAGGACAAGTAAATATTTTACGTGGTGGTGCTGGCGGTGTTAGTGGTCAAGTAAGCGAAAATATAAACTTAGATACAGGTGAAATTTCAGAAAATATTTATAACCCATCTCTTTATCAGAATGAGGATTCACATCTAGTAAATATGATCAATGTATCAGATAATGATTCTGATGATGATTCTGACGATGATTCTGATGATGATTCTGATGATGATTCTGACGATGATTCTGACGATGATTCTGATGATGATTCTGATGATGATTCTGATAATGATTCTGATGATGATGGCGACGAGTCTCATTATGAATTGTCAAATAACGAAAATAATAATGATAATAGTTCAATTGGTGTATTAGCTGGTGATATTAATGACATAGATATTAATGAAATTACTTACGATAAAAATGATAATGTAAATGATTTAGATAATAACACTGATGAAACATTAGAAAATATAGCTGATAGTATAACATCTTCAATCCTATTAGACGATGAGGATAAAACAAATACAACCAAAAGTTTAGATGTAGTCCTTGATTATAAAAAAGCATCATTAGCAAAATTAAGAACTATTGCTGAAAATAAAGGTTTAGTCTCATCTAGTAATGCAAGTAAGTTAAAAAAGAATGATTTATTGAAATTACTTGAGACAGAAGTTTAATAATTTTCTCTAGTATTATATAATAATATGTCTTGGGCTACCTGCTTTTCTGGTTCAAATAATATTCATTTTAATTTTCCTCCAATTATGCAAGACGGGCGTACATATTCTTCATACCAACCAGAGGCAGTTGTTAATGAAAGAATACAACAAGCAAATCACATAAATAGTAATTGGAAATATCGTCAATATTTAACAAATAATGCTACTGAATTAATTAAATTTAATACCGATGAAGCATGTTATACATTAGGCTTACCTTCTCATGTTGCAACTAATTCTACACCTTCCAGCAATGTTCCTCATTTATATAAATCTACCTTTGATAATAGTACTCCTGGTTTTGGATATGGATCTAGTGATTTAAAAAATCCATATTTAACTCGTAGACAATTAGAAGCACGTATGATTTCTCCAAATATAAATTTAAATGCAAGAATGGAAAATATAGAAAATTAAGTATTTACAAGAATTATAATATATAATAGTTATTTTATTATATATCATATGAAAATTTTAAGTATTGATGTTGGTATAAAAAATTTAGCTTTTTGTCTATTAAATGACAATGATATTGAGAAATGGGATGTTATTAATGTAGCTACAGAAGAAGTATTAGTATGCTGTTATACTGAGAATAATTCTAAATGCAATAAACATGCCAAGTTTAGTAAGGAATCTAATCATTATTGTTTAGCTCATGCAAAAAAACAAAATTATCAGTTGCCTAATAATGAACTTAAGGAATCATTTATAAAAAAGCAAAAAATGTCAAAACTTCATGAAATTGCAGCAAGTCATAATATATTATATCTTCCATCTATTAAAAAAATAGAGTTAATAGAGAAAATAAATGATCATATCACCAATTCATATATGGAACGTATTGAGGATATTAAAGCATCTGATGTCAATTTAATAACTATTGGAAGGAATATTAAGAAATATTTTGATGATTTATTATTGAGCATAGGAGAGATAAATCATGTTGTTATTGAAAATCAAATTAGCCCCATTGCAAATCGCATGAAGACAATTCAAGGAATGATAGCTCAGTATTTTATTATGAAAAATGTATCTAATATTCAATTTATTTCAGCTATTAATAAATTAAAAGGATTCAATACATTAATAACCACTAACAATAATAATAATATAACAAATGAAAACAAGTCAAATTTAACTTATAATGATAGGAAAAAACTAGGAATTCAAAAATGTTTAGAGTATTTAAATATACACTACGCCCATACCGATTGGGGAAAGTATTTTATTTCACATAAAAAAAAAGATGATTTATCTGATTCATTATTACAAGGTATATGGTTTAAAAATAATATTATTCAAAAATAACCATGTCTATTTTTATATATTATAATTAATTTATTATAATATATATTATTCGCGTATTACTTAAAATTATATGTTCTAGATAATTTAATAATACAATGGAGCCAGAAGTTATTGATATTTCTAGTTTTGATATGGGATCATCGGATTCAGGATTAAAATCTTCTAATTTTGGAGGAGGTATAGAATTATTAATGAATGATAAAGTTAAGGAAAATAGTGGTTCTAATAGTTCCACTTACGATATTGATTTGGAAGATATAAATACACTAGAAAATGAATTAAATGATTTGCAAGAGGATGTTCATGTTTTAGGAGGAAATACATCTTTACCAAGATCTGATTTATTTAATAATAGTTCAGATAATTATACAGAGGGGGCTTCAGTAAAATTTGAGGATATGAATAACTCATCAACCTCAATTGGTCAAGCTACTGCTGCTACTGATGGCGGTGATGCAAAAACATGGGATGGATATGGAAAATTTAATGATATACCAGTAAATCCAGAAGCAAATGTAAAGTCAGCTACACCAACTATGACAAAGGATGAAATGCTACGTGAAAAATTTAAGGTATTACGACAATTAGAAGCTTTAGAACGAAAGGGGGTTGAACTGAGTAAAAAATATAGTATGGAATCACCCTTACTAGAAATGCAAGGTGAGTATGAAACTATTATGGAAGAAAAAGCAAAACAAAATTCAGTAAAATTTCAAGGTAATATGTTAATGGCCTGTATCAATGGTATTGAATTTTTAAACAATCGCTTTGATCCATTTGATATAAAATTAGATGGATGGGGCGAACAAGTCAACGAAAATGTTAATGATTACGATGATGTATTTGGTGAATTATATGAAAAATATAAATCTAAAGCTAAGATGGCTCCAGAATTAAAATTATTATTTCAATTAGGTGGAAGTGCTATGATGGTACATATGACCAATACTATGTTTAAATCAGCCATGCCTGGAATGGATGATATTATGCGTCAAAATCCTGATCTAATGCGTCAATTTCAATCTGCCGCAGTAGATACTATGGGACAAAGTAATCCTGGGTTCTCTGGATTTATGAATGGAATGATGAATTCAGAACCAGAAGTTCCCAGTGGACGTGGACCTCCTCCTCCTATGTCCACACAATCTCAAAGTGCTATGCCACAAACACGTGAAAGACCTGGTAACAATGGATCTAGTTATAGAGGAAATAACCACCAAGATGGTATTAATATTAATGAGGTACAAGAAGATAGTGGTCGTAGTTCACGACGACCACAACAAAATACAAGTCGTCCTGAAATGAAGGGACCCAGCGATATTACTGATATATTGTCAGGATTAAAAACAAAAACAATTAATATTCAAGAACAAAAAACTACAAATTCGTCTAATCAAAATGAAAGTAGCACAATTAGCATATCTGATTTAAAAGAACTACAGAATGATTCTAATATTCCCAAAAAAAGTAAACGTCGTCAAAACTCTAGTAAAAATACTATTAGTTTAGATATTTAAAATTATTATGAAACATATATAAACAACTACTATTATCTATAAGAAGTATGACGAATAATAAGATTATTCAAGTTAGTTATAAAAAAATTTGTGAAAAAAGCCTTTTTGATATATTATTCTATCGGCGCAATGCCCTTGTTATGAGTCAACATATTAAAAATGGAGGTGAAATCCCTCATTATCCAAAACAATATTTTAAATGGGTGCAAAATCAGTCATCACGAATAAATACAATTGGTATTAATAACTGGTTTTATAAAACTGATGGTCCATGTGGACCTCCAAAACATATTACAAAATTACAACAACTAAAAATTTCAAATTATGAATAAAATAATATAATCATAATCATATTTTAATTATATTATACCTTTTATATCTAATCTTATTATATAATGAGAAAAACACAAGATAATAAAAAAAAAAATTCAAAGTCTCTCAAAAAAACTCATTCAAAAAGGAAAACTCATTCAAAAAAGAAACCTCGTTCAAAAAGAAAAACCAGTAAAATGTTCAAGAGAATGCGTAAGAACGGAGGAGGAACTGGTTTTAGCATTCCCAAGAATCCGGATGATTCTAGTAATTGCCAGTATTTTCCAGATATGCTTCATGAATTGATTATATCAAGTGCTAAGATTGGTGACCAAATGGAACTCAAACATTTGATTAAAACTTGCAATGAGGATATTGTCGCGATTATTAATAAGCCATATTATGGTGATACCGCTCTTATATTGGCCAGTGATAGAGATCATAATAAAATAGCCAAGATATTGATTGAGGCAGGGGCTAATGTCAATGCACAGAACGATACCGGTTATACCGCTCTTCTGACGGC